GAAAACAAGCTGGGCGGTTTCACAATGACATGCGACATATTAATTCCTAACGACATGACTATTTGCTAATGGCTGAATTTGAATCCATACAAGACGTGTTAAATGACTTCAGAGATAATGTTATCCGAGAGGCAAAGAAAAATCTTGCTAATGGATTAAATAGAAAGCACCCAATAGATGCATCAGGCAAACTAAAAAACAGCCTTAAATCAACCGTCAAGGAATCAAAGAACTCAGTTCAGATTAGTTTTGAGATGGAAGAATACGGTTTCTATCAGGATAGAGGAGTAAAGGGAGTGAAAAGCGGTAAGTCATTAGACAATTATAAATACACAGACAAGATGCCGCCGCCTAAAGCATTTGATAAATGGGTAATTCGTAAAGGTATAGCTCCCAGAAACAACAAGGGGCAATTCAAGGGTAGAAGCATAAGTTCGGTAGGTTTTAGAAAATCAATTACTTTTTTGATTGCTCGAAGTATTTATTCCAAGGGGATAAAGCCATCGCTATTTTTTACAAAGCCATTTGAGAAGTTCTTTAAAAGGTTGCCTGATGAGCTTGTAGATAAATACGGTTTAGAAGTTGAAAACCTATTTGACCAAATAACAAAAGAAAATTTTAAAAGATTAAGCAAATGAATTTATCACGTTCTCCGCATATTATTACGATTGACGAAACCGACCAAACGGAAACACGAATTGAATTGTTCTTGTGGAATACAGGAAGCCAGCCAGCATCGCCTCAATATACCTTGAGCAAAAAGATACCGTCTTCTAATAACACGGCAACTTATTACAATATTTCGCCATATACAGAGGAGTATTATATGTTTACGACATTTCAAAATATATACAATGTATACGACCAAGCAATCAGTACAAACTTTGTAGTGCAGTATGTCGTAGAAAAGTACAAAACTATTGGTGGGGTTGAGTCATCTGCTGGAACAGAAAGCGGTGAATTCATGAACGGTTACGGATATTACATGGAAGGTCAAAACCCATTAAATTTTACGACGGTAGGTTTGGATGAGGGAGAGTATTTTTACAACTTTGAGACAGGAGCGGATAGCACTTTGCCGCAATATATGGCTGGAACTTTAGACGTGTTTTTGTCGGATAGTAATTTTTTTATTAGATATACAAATTCACGAACAGGGGTTGTAACTGATATACCATTTTCAACTACTGGGGTTCGTGTATTTCCTAGGGTGCATCATACTAATTTGGCAGATGGCAACAAAACGCAATTGATGAGGGGAAGTTCAGTCAGATGGACGGCAACATTTAAACCACAATGCGAACCTAAATACCAACCTGTCGTGATTGATTTCATAAACAAGTATGGCTCTTGGGCAAGAATATTCTTTCAAAAAGCGAAAACACGAAACATCACGGTCAAATCGGATAGCTATAAAGCAAACCCAAGCAGCTTACCATATTCTCCAACAGCGGAAGGTCAAGTAAGAAACATAAACACAACAGGTCAAGAAACAATGAAGCTAAATACTGGCTTTGTAAATGATGGGTATGGAGAGTATTTGCAACAGCTTTTATTAAGCGAAAAAATTAATTTATTGGATTCGGAGACAAGCAGTCAATATCAGCCTGTAACGGTACAGACAAAAAGCCTCAAGAAACAAACTGGAATAAATGACGGTACAATGAATTATGAATTGACCTTTGACTTTGCCTTTGACATAATCAATAACGTAATCTAATGAGGGCAGTATCGGTATATATCGAAGGGCAAAAACTTGACTTGTTTGATGACGAGCAAATCACGGTAAAAAGCACGCAACAAAATATTCAGGATATTAGCAAAGTTTTTACAGACTTCTCGCAAAGCTTTTCAGTTCCAGCTTCTGTAAATAATAATGCAATCTTTAATCATTTTTATCAAAACGATTTAACGCAGACCATAGACCAAAACATCCGGAGAGCTGCATTCATTGAAATTGATTTGACAACGTTTAGAGAGGGGCAAATATCGTTAGAGAAAAGCGAAGTAAAAGACAACAAAGCGCACAGCTACCAAGTAACATTTTATGGAAACCTTACAAGTTTAAAAGATAAGTTTGGAAGCGATAAGCTTGTAGATCTAAATTACCTAAATAGTTTAAAGCATGACTTTACACCTACGGAAGTAAAGAACAGAATCACGGACGGCTCAACAGACTACAAAATACGATACCCATTAATATTTGATAGGAACGTTACATACAATGACGGAGCAAGTACAGACCTAAATACAAACGATGGAGCTGTAAGATACAATGAATTGTTCCCAGCAATTAAGTTAATTCAAATGCTTGCGGCAATAACAAGCAAATATGGAGTTGCTTTTCAAGGTTCTTTTTTATCTACCAAGCGATTTACTAATGCTTTTCTATTATGCCAAAATGCGGAAAGTTTTAGTTTCATAACAGCTCCTACATTAGCAAACATGAATGCCCTTGCGGAGTCAAATATAAATAATAACACAACTTTACAGGCTTCAGAATTTTTTGATGTTGATACAGAAACTTTAACATTAACTAAGTTTAATTCAAGCGAAAACTTTCCAAATGTCAGTCCAAGCGGAGGAGTATATCTAAGCGCTGAACATGTCATTGAATTAAATGTCGTAAATGTCAGTTCAAACGATGTATTTTATTACATTGATATATTTGCAAACGGTCAGCATATTCAAACAAATGGCGCAAGCGGAACAGGTTCTTTGCCTGCCGCAATCGTTGTAAATAACAACCATTTAGTCACACCGAGAGAATATCAATTTTTTGTTCGGGCGCAGTCAGATATAGACTTAGACTTCAATATTATATACACTCAAAGCACAAATTATTTTGAGGATATTGGATTGCCAAGTGAACAAACACTTGAAAACAGATTTCTTTGCTTTACTTCATTCTCAATTACGGCAGAAATAAGCGTTCTAAATTACTTGCCTGATATGACGGTAGAATCGTTTTTTAGCGGATTGCTTAAAATGTTTAATCTTACTTGCTATCCTTTGGCGGTAGATACATATCAAATTGAACCGATAGACGATTGGTATGCAAAAGGCGCGGTTGTAGATATAACAGAATACACCGACATAAAAAGCACGCAGATTGATAGGGTAAAGCTTTACAAAAATATTGAGTTTAAATATCAGGAAAGCGAAAGCGCCACAAACACGATATTTAGAGATTTGACAAATAGAAACTACGGAAGCACGAATGAGCAATTTGAATACGATGGGGGAGAGTTCAAGATTGAGTTGCCTTTTGAGAATATGCAAATGCAAAAATTTACAGGCACAAACTTACAAATAGGCGAAACCATAAAGACGGACGGAACTAAGTATGCACCGAAGCCAATGATATTGTATATGTATGATGAGCTTTCTGCTGACTTTAAATTTAGGGAAGGAACAAGTACGGTAACCGACCAAACTGAATACATGCCTTTCGGTCAAGACGTGATAGATGGCAACCTAAATTATACTTTGAATTTTCATCCTGAAATAAGCACAATGACTTTACAAACAGAGCAAAGAACTTTGTTTGCGGAATACTATTCGGGATATTTATTTAATCTCTACAATCTAAAGAATAGAGAAACCAAGGTAAAGACGAATCTACCTATCAGCTTATTGACTAATCTTGAATTAAATGACCGTCTTATTATAAGAGATAAACGGTACTTTATCAATGACATGAATTGCAACCTTACAACAGGAGAGGTAGATTTTACTCTGTTAAATGATTTTAGAGATGTGTTGGTTGACAATCAAAATAAGCCAATAGACCCAATACAGCCCTCTGACGGCGCTCAATGCGTTGATGTAAGGATATTGCTACCAAACAATGCTGTAAGCGCTACAATCACAACAACGGTTTCAGGGGTTACAATTACACCAAGCACGTTGAACAGAGATGGTTCTGTTAGCGTATGTATTCCAGCCAATACAGATTTGCTTAAATTGATAATCACGGAGGAAGGAGAAAACATAAATACGGAACAATTCATAAGGCTGAGAACTGAGGAAGGAGAGATTGCAGTATATCCGATTTTGGTTACTTACACTTTTGCGGATGGATCCACAGCAGCAAATCAATTACTAATCGAACAACAACCATAATGCTAAAGAACATAATTGACTTATTACAAATAGACGATTTTTACGACGGAAACCATGACGTTCAGGTAGCAAAAGGCTTGTACAATTTAGAGACTGGATTTTGGGCAATATGGAAACAAAAAAAAAGAGAGCAAAATTTAAAAAAAGCTAAAAAATGGCAGAAAAAAGAAGCATAAATATTGACATAAAAACCAATGCCGATGAAACCGCAAAAGACTTTGAAAAAGTTGCGGATAGTGTTAATGATGTAGAAACACAAGTACAAGACTTGAACGCAGGCGCTGAAGGTGGTGTAAAAGGTTTTAAGAAAATGTCCACGGCAGCCAAAGGTTTAGGTGTTGCCTTAAAAGCAGCAGGTATAGGTTTAGTTGTAGCAGCGTTTGCTAAGTTTACCGAAGTATTAAACCAAAATCAAAAAGTAGTAGACTTTTTTAATACAACCTTTGAAGCTTTAAGTTTAGCGTTTAATGACTTTTTTAATTTTGTAAGTGACAATTTTGGTGGTATTGTAGATGCGTTTAAAGCTATTTTTGAAGACCCAATACAATCTATAAAGAACTTAGGTAATGCAATAAAAAATAACATAATAGAACGTTTTAATTCTGCTATAGAGTCTATAGGTTTTTTAGGTGATGCAATCGTAAAAGTATTTAGTGGTGACTTTGAAGGTGCAGCCGAAAGCGCAAAAAACGCTGGTAAAGAATTTATTGACACGTTAACAGGTGTAGATGACACTTTTGATAAGACCGTAGAAACCGTAGGCAAAGTAATTGATGCAACCTCGGAGTATGTTACCGAAACCGTAAAAGCCGCAAAAGCAAATGTAGACCTTGCAAAAGCTGCGGAAATTGCAAGAGTTAGACAACAAGGTATAGTAGAAGAATTTGACAGGCAAGCAGAAAAGTTACGGCAAGTTAGAGATGAAGAAAAGGCTGCGTTAAAATTAGTTGATTTACAAATAGCGGCAGCAGCGGCGCAGTTTAAGAAAAACAAAAACCAAGAGAACGAAATAGCACTAATCGAAGCGCAACAAGAAAGACTTGCGGTATTAGCGCAAATAGAAGGTTTTAGGTCTGAACAGTTAGCTAATGACTTAGCACTAGATAGGGAAAAGATTGAACTGACAAACACGAAACTTGAAAGCGAAGCAAACTTAGGTATAGAAAGAAAGCGTATAAACGCAGAACAAATAGAAGACGATTTAGCAAGATTGCAGCGGCAACAAGAAATAGATGCAGAAGAAAAAGAAATTCAAACCGCAAGACTACAAAGAGTAATAGACGAAGCAAAAGACGGAACACAAGCGAAGGTAGATGCACAAATAGCTTTAGATGAATTTGAAGTTGAGATGGCTCAAAAGAAAATCGATAGAGAAAAAGAAATTGGTGAACAAGAACAAATAATTTTAGATGCAAGACTAAAGGCTCAAATCGGTTTTGCACAAGCAGTTGGTAATGTTGT